TAAGAATTTTTTAAATTCAATATCTGAAGTATTAAAAAAATAATAAACATACGGATTTAGTGTGTCAGCACTAAATAAAAAATTAATCATTACATCTTTTTGTGTAATTAAACCATCAAAAACATCATAAAAACCAATATCTACCGCAGTTTCACTTAAATAAATAGGAATAGTTAATCCAGTTAAAATGGAAGCACCATCTGTTCCTCCTGATAAAATTTCAGACATACTTTTATAAACAAAAGTATAACCAGTAGTTAAACCTGAAATAGTTTGTCCACTTACATCACAACATGGGTCATATGGTAAAGTATTTGAATATTCTCCTTGTACATATTTTACAAAAAAAATATCATTACTAATAACCTCAGGTGAAATTCTAATACTATAATTTATCTCATCCATTTAATTTTGTGGATTTACATATTCATACCAATTTATAGGTTGTAAATTATCACCTACTCTAAAATTTGTTAAAACATTATAAACTTTATAACTATAATTATTATAATCTAAAACAACTTTATAATAGAAATAATCTTCAGGTTTAAAAGAAAATCTATCCCCCGGTAAATTTGATTGTGGTTCAGTCATCATTTTTACAAAAACACCTGATTTTGCATCAAAAAATTTAGCGGTCATATAAAAAGTACTAATATCCAATACCGTTCTATCTCTTAACCAATAAAAATAAAACCCTTCATTTTTCTTAATATAATCTAATTCAAATGTTGGTTTTTTTATAAAAACATTATTCACCAAATCTATCATAGGAACTAAAATACTTTCATTTTCACCTTCCGTAACAGGTAATATCACAGTAAAATAGTTTTTTTGAGTTGCCGCTTCTTGTGTATCATAAAAATCCAATTTAAAAAAAGATTTTGTAAATTGATTTACTAAAAAATAAATTTCTTCACCTGAAAATCCTTCAGTTATATAACTATCATCCCAATCAGTCGAAATAGACGTTGGTATATCCGTTGGGACCCCATTAAAAAAATAAAAATTATAATAAATTTTTGTAACGTTATCTTCCCCATAACTATCATGTGCAAACCTGTCTATTTCATAATCTAATGGTGAACCAATGATTTCTTCTATCACAGTATTTTCGTATTCCTGAATACTATCTAATCGTCCAAAAAAATCCCATTTTAGTTGTATTGGAATATCAATGAATTTATTATTCGAAATAGGAAGTGTAAATTTATATTTATTACTCACAGTCGTCTATAATTGGGTCTATAACATTATCAAATACCCTATAATTTGTACCTTCGGGTATTATCTTAAAAACTATATATTTAAAAGGATGGTGTTTATTATTAATAAACGGAAAATCAACTCCACTACCATCAACATCTATGAAACCATAATCATATAAATCCTTCCAAACAAAAACATTTCTATTTTGTGAAAACTGAGCATAACTAGGAATATCAGCAACTTGACTTGGTAAACCATTTTCTAAATAAGAAGAAAATGTTCGTATTTGAACAGATGTATGTGGTTTGTAAAAATATCCGAATTGATTTAAAGACGTTAAATTATTAGTACCAATATTAAAAAGATTTCTATTAAAAGTTATTTTATGATATAAATCTGAAACAACTCTCTCGGTCTGTTCAAAATCATTCCATTCACAAAAATCACCATCTATTACATCGCCAATACTAAGTGTTTTGTTATAAACAAAATTGTATGGTACACCATTAGAATCAACACCGTATTGTGTTGACAAATTGTAAAAATTATTAGGTATATTAGAATCAGAATTAGAATTAGTATAACTCCACCAATTACTTGGTAATTGTGTTACCGGATGAAGAGGTAAATTAAATTCCCAACCCTGTCTCATTCTATAAAACTCTCCACTACTATTTTTTTCACCTAATGTCCAACCAAAATAACCTTTCCATACTGTAGTAAAAAAAAGTTCACTTATAGGTCTCATTTGATTATCAATCATTCCAAAAATATCTATATCTTTTTGAAAACTTAATGTATAACTTTGGGACCCTTCTTTTACATTAACTTTAGGTTGACCACTATTTGTGTATTTAGATTTAAGAAATTGTTTTTTATTACCAAAAATATTTTGTTCAAATCCGGCTTTAACTAAAACTTGTTCATTTAAATTGGTTAAAATTTTATTTCTTCTAACATAGTATTTTGAAGTTGTTTCCGATAAATTATCAGGATTTAAAACTCTTTTAAGTGTACCATTCACGTTATCTGCAAATGTTGTCCCAAGAAATCCAGGATTTAAAATGTTAACAATATAGAATTCACTATTAACATTACCATTTCCCAAAGAATCTACTTGAAAAATGTTTTGACCATTGTATGATATACTTAACCTTATAAATTCACCGACATTTATCCCATGTTTAACTGGACATACAAAAGAAACCACGTTTAAACCGTTTAACGTTGTATTTTTTATAATAAACGGAATTCCATCAGAAACAACCCAATTTATAATACTTAATGGATTAGAATCCATCTTAATATACGCTTGCATAATTTTATTATAATCATTTTCATAAGCGTAACTTATGAAATTATTCCAATTATATGTCGAAGCACTTTGTGATGTAAATGGAATGTGTCTAAGTGGTGGAGTATAAGAAGAATCATAAATAGTATAACCTGTGACATCATTATCGGTTCTTATGAAATCAAATTCAAAATATTGTGGAAAACCATATAATGTAAATCTATCATTTTCACAAAAATCTATAGTGTTTTGATTCAAATCAACATATAAATTATTATTGTAAGGTAGATAATTTGAAAATCCTGAATATGAATTACTAAATAATACTTGAAACTTAGCGGTTGGCCTAAATAAAGTTGAGTTTTGTCGTTCATCAACAAACAGTTGTTGTAAATTTAAATTTACATTTCTATCAAATTCCGTAAATTCTTTCGTCAATTGTTTAAAAGGCACTTTTAAAGATAAATCAGTATTTGGTGCCGATTTATATCTAAGTGAACCTAAAACTATTCTATTTTCATTCCCCATTATTCAAATGTAATAATATCAGTTTTTATCCATTTTTCTGTAAATAAATCCCAACTACTTTTTCCTCTACCAGCACCAAAGTAAAAATAATATGGTGAACCTTGTAAGATTGTTCTTCCTATTCCTCCAGCTTGTGGTGGTTGAGCACTATAGTTTACTTGAAGTGTTACCGGATTAAATGAAATGATATTAGAAATATAACCTCTAAAAAATCTCGATTGAGATTGGTCAACTGGTTGCATATTACTATGAAGTGGATTCATTCTATCAACTTCTTGATATTTGATTGTTAAAAATGGAGTGTTTACATAAAAATTAACCGCCCATTCATTTTTCTGACTACCAAAAATACTATCAGTAGAGTTACCTTCAAAATTAGGAAAAATATTCCATCTGTAAAAAGGTACACTTTGACTTTTTGAACCAAAAACATCGTAAGCACAACTATTACTAGGTGACTCAAAAGAATTTAAAATTTTTCTTTTTGGTGAAATATAATCAGTTGTTTGTAAATTACTTTTAAAGAAAACTCCAAAAACCGAATTTAAACTATTTCCGTTTGAAAAATAAATTTCGTTGGGGTTATTATAGACAGAAGTTTGAAATTGTGTAACACCTAATTGTGAATTAATCTGTAACATTTGAACATAATCAGCGTCCATTTTATTATTTTCTCTACTGAAATAATAAAGTACAGGGTCGGTTACTGCAATCGGGAGAAGCCCCGAAATTGCTTGTAAAACTTGTCCAAAAGCAGTTGTCGCTATAAATCTGTGAATTAAATACAAACCTAATAGTTCACTAGTGTCTTGATATGTTGTTGTTTTTAGTTTATCTGAAACATATCCACCATATTCATCACTAAATATTAATTCTTCTAAATAATCAGTTCTAGGACCTAAATCAATAACTGTTGTTGGAAACATCAAAGTTTTTGAAGTATTTGAGTAATATTGATTAGTAATATAATTTAATCCTGATATATTAGGGTTAAATCTACCAATAAACCCGTATGAAGTATTATATGGAGTACATCTATAATAATGATTATTAGTATCTATGTCCAAAAAAATAGTATGTTTACAATAACAATTATATGGTGAGTTTGGTGGTAATTCTCCAGATTCTTGGTTACCAAAATTACTTGTAAATAAAACATTATTTGAAAATGGGAATGCAAATAAACTACCGTTGAGCCAACTATTTGTAAACACATGATTAAATATTCCATAACAAGCTATAAAGCCTTGTCTAACTCTAAATGACCATTCAAAAAGATATTTTATATCACTTAAAAGAGAAAGAATAGGATATCTTACTAATGTATAACAACCATTTTCAACAATGAGAGCTGGAGGAACACCAAGAGGATGTATTGTATTACATGGATTATCTGTGGGTAATACTTGTATATATCCATCAGAACTTTCTTGATAACAATCCGAAGGTACCGCACCCGCACAAGTAAATGAATTAATCGCCCCATCAAAATTACTTACTGATGAAGATATATCGGATAAATCCTCATTATAATCAACACTATTACCACTAAAATTAGTAACTTGGAATTCGGCACTAAATGGTAAAGAAACTCCATTATCCGAAACAATTTTAATATATAAATTTTTATTAATGAACAAAGGGTAACTATAATTACCATTATTTTCTTGAATGGTTGATGTTGGTAATCTATCCGACCTCATAACCATTCTTCTTTCATTTCCAATATTATTCAAAGTGAACGTCATTGTTGATGTTGTTGAATAACTTTCTGAAAAATAATAAATGTCAGCATAAGCCGGAACTAATGGATTTGAAAAATCAGGTGTTGACGGAAATTCTAATATAGGTGTTCCGAGCCAATCCACATAAAATGAATTATTGTCATTTAAATATAATAAACCACTACCTTCAACAATTTCATTTAAATAATATCCTCGGTTTCTACCATATCCTAAAGTTGAAGGGGATTGTGTATTAGGATAATTATACTGTAAATCAGGAGTTGGTGATGATGATGGTGGTGGAGTAGTTATCCAAATATTTGGTGAAGATTGCGCCAAATAATAAAGTTCTTTACAAAATCCATTTGTATTGACAATTTTTAAACCATAAGATGATGACGTACTCGCTTGAATTGGTGAATTGGCGGTGTTATTATTATCAATTTTAGAATAAAAATAAGGATAATTTGTCTGATAATTTTGAAATAATGTTGTATCTGGTTGAAAATGAAAAGAATCATAAAATAAATGAATACCACTATACGGGTCTATAGTTGTGTTATCTAATAACGGACTATGTCTTACATTTTTAAAACTTCCTTGTACAGGTATATTTAATTTTAAATCTTCCTGTATGACATATGAAGAGTTACCCCAAGTTGTTAAAAAATCGGTATTAAATCCATATAACCTACTTAAATCTATTTGACAATTTACTCTCGAAGAATTAGGGTCAACTCCACGAACTACAAAAACAACAATTTGATTTAAAAAATCAGTAGCACATGGTGAATGATAAGATGTACGGGTTTCCCCTTGAGTATCATTCAGTTTAATAATCACATTATAATTATTTAAAAATCTATTAGCAAATGAATCTGGGTTATTAGGGTCACTATTATCAATAAAATTTTGTACTGTTGATTTATGTATAATTTGAAAATATTCAACATCTGTTGGGAATTTTAAATAATTTATATCGTTTGAATCTTGATTAATAGTATAAATTGTCGAATTATTACCCGAACCATCAGGTTTAGCCCAAGTTAAATTAACGTTAGTTTGGTAAAATTCAGTCTCACCAACAGATATAAGAGTACCTATTGGGGTACCTGTTACAGAATTATTACCATAACTATTTAACGGACCTTCATATAGATTTGGGTCATTTGATTGTTCTAAATTTTGAAATGAAAGTAAATTTCCAATTGATAAATCCAAATCACAAACTGGATTTATAACTAAAGCAACCACATTATCTAAGTGCCATTGTGTGTTTGGGTCATTTTGGTTAACATCAAATGAAACTTTAATTCTATTCCATCCACCTCCAGGATTATCTCCACTTTCATCAAAATATTTCGCCTTAGTATTAAATAAATTAAGTCTTTCAGGTATTGTTAAACTTGATGTGAAAAAAACATTATTGTCATCTAATTCTTGTAATGTTGGGGCATGTGCGGTAGCACTTCCATTATTTTGTGATTGATTACCTGAAAATAAAAATTTTACATAACTAGGATACGGTAAACAATTTTCAAATGTAGATGGTGAGTAAAATTTAGATAAACACGATACATTAGTATTATTTAAAGCGTCTGAAACACCAGGTGCATTTGATACATCCTCACCTGTTGAATCTGAAATCGAACAATCGCAAAACTCACATTCTCCAGGTAAATAAAGTGGTAAATTTAAAGTAAAACCATCAAAAAGTAATTCTTCTAATTGATTTCTAAATTCAGTTAATTTATCACACGGTTCATTTAAAAATCCAAATGGAGATACTCCCAAAATTTCAATACCAGCAAGTTCACAAATTATAAATTGGATAAAAATAACGAGTGCTAAAAATAGTGTTAAAATAGCTTTTACAATGTGAAAAACTACTATAATTGGAAATAATATTATTGAAATTATTCTTAGAAAATAACTCGCTAAACCATATAACGCACTCGGTCTATATTGAACATCCGTAGCCGGTGGAGTATTTACAGGACCAACACATTCAGAACTAGTAATTTCTTTAATTGCAATATATCTTTTGTTGGCAGGTCCTTTAGCATATTCAGACATAAGTTGTGATACTGAATATACTTTATTATAAGACATTTCATAAAATCTATCCTCACATTTTATAGCTTCCTCAACCATTTGTAATCCAATTGTTGTTAAATTACCATTACTAGCCCTTTGACCATAATCTAACCAATCTAAACTAAATGCGTATGAAGCCTTTGCGGCTTTATAATACCCATTATCCAAACTAACTGAATCTGGTGGATTACAGTTAGTAATAAAAAAGTTCTCAAGATATGTCGGGTCTGTATAACCATCTGAAAAAGGGTCTTCTTGTGCGTCCCATCCCCATTCTTTTATATTCGGAATTAAAAAATAGGCTCTTCTTACAGAATCTGATAAATTTGGTGGCTGTGACCACTTTACTTTGAATCTATATTTAGCCTTTGTCGGTAACCCTATTTTAGGGTCAGTCGAAATACTTTTTTCACCATATTCATTAGTATATATATAATCCAAGTTCATAGGTAAATTAATCAACCATGCACCATTTTCGTCAATACATTTACCACCTTGTTCTAATGTGTGTGATTCTAAAATTGGTCTTCCATTAGAATCTCTGTAAATGGTTTGTCTTATCGCTAAAATTTCCCCAGGTCCTGTTGTTAATGCACATTTATCCCCCAAATTTTTATTTACCTTACAATTTTGTTTTTGAACATATTCATCACTATTTGAAAAAATAGACCCTAAAAATATTGCACAAGGTTCAATCTTAATTCCAAACTCTTCTAAAATATCAAAGTCAGTTCTTGTAATACCTAAATTACAAATTTCAGGTTGTCCCCACAAAGGTTCAACCTCTACAGTTCTATTTATTGTTAAAATTTGAGGTAAATCACTTAAGTTATTTGAACTTTTAAATTGTGTACCATTAACTTTTCCTTCTGTTGTATTACTTGTACGAATTAAATCTTGAGGTGATAATGAAAATTCACCAATATCTGATAAATCAATATCAACATGTAATGTTTGATTCCCGACTGGTACTCCAAATATCATATAGTCACCACTTTCATTGGTTTGAACACTATACTTATAATATTTGTCGTATACTTCTTGAACTTGAGGATTTGTTAAAACATCTTCTCTCGTTGGGAATGTTCCTGTTGGTACGTGACCTCCATGTTGTTGTGTATATGGTAAAAGATTATATCTAATACCATCATCATTTAATTCCGATAATGTCTTGTATGGATAAAGTTCAGTTGTTACTAAATTAACTTCATCCTCACTTGTTAAAGGTATAAAAATAGAAACTTTACAATTTGGTATACCATACCCATTGTTAGCAGTAATTCTACCAACAATTACCCCATAATCTGAACATTGTCTAGCGTAAATGTCTGATTGTAATATTTTTAAAGATAAAATTTCAAGAGATTCAAACTCTTGTTCTAAATTTACCTTAATTGATTTATCAACACCAACTTGTGTTCTAATCCTATATGAATTTGACATTATATCTTTTTTTTGATAAATAGTTTATTACCCAATTTTCATAAAAAGATACTAACTTATTATAATAAATAAATTATCAAGAAAAATTAACAGTAGATAAATTTTTAACTCTTATATTAATATCTTTATTTGGGAACCGAATTTGATAGGTTTGACTTGGTTCTGCAAATATTGTATCATCAACTGGTTGTATTTCTTTAGTTGTACTATCTGAATACGATTGAGATGTTTGAGAAGACGAATATTGACCTCCGACCTTATTAAAAAATAAAATATTAGTAACAGAGATAACTCCATTTTCATCTTGTATATATCTTCTTAAATCAGAAATATATATGTTTTCACCCATGTTTCTAACCGCAGGACTAAAAAATTCTGATACAATATTAATTATCTGAGATATGACACTACCTTGATTTTGACTATTGTCTAAAACAACATCAACTGTAACCGATAAATCAATCACATTAGCACTTTCAATAGAAATATAATCATTAATCATTCGATAATTTGATAGGTAATTCGCAACATTATTTTTTAATGTATTAGAAATAACTTCAGTCAAAGTTCCTGTATTATCAAAAGATAACATTTTTATTTTTATTTTATTATTATCTTCAACAATCGCAACCTTCGCTGGTGCTCCAAATTGTGAAGGCATATTTCTTATAATAGATTCATAGTCATTTACAGTAACCGCTCTATTTTGAGCCGCAAAATTATAAGTTACATAATTTCGTACTTCTTCTGTTGTAGGATTATTTGCTCCTCCGATTGCAGCAGTTACATTTGTACAACGTAAAGAATTTATTACTGAAGTATTAATATTTTCTGAAGGTCCATTAACATAAAAAGAAACTGTACCAATTTGTGTTATTACATTAACACCTAAATTAGTTGATGTACCTCCACCAACACGATATTGAACAAATAATGTTGTATTAGATTTTAAAGTCGACCCTAAAGCAAAATTATTTGAATATTTGTACAGATTTAGTTGATACCCATTTCGAGCAAACTCTCTTAATTGTTCATCAGCCGATTGTGTACCTCCACCAAAAGTCATCTTTAAAAATCCTTCAGGTGTAAATTCAGTAATAAATTTAGTACTTGTTTGTAGATATCTACCTACTTTTACACCTGGATTATCAGATACTTTTGTAGGGTCTTCAACAAATACTCTATCTTCAGCCAAAGCTTGTACTTCATACCATCTATTATCTAAACCTAAAAATTCTTGAGTTGTTGGTACATTCGCATATTGTGTTCCATCTTTTAATAAAACACTTGTAACACCTAAAACATTTTTATCAGGTAAAAACAATTCATAAAATGGTTTTACATCATTTGCTGTAATAACTCTTTTGTAAACTTTAGTTAATCCGTTAACAACGGTTTCTCTTTTTACAATAGTATAATTAATTAATGTATTATTAGAATCAAAATTAGGAATTTTTAATCTATTAGGATAACCTTCAGCATTTGTTGGTGATGCAAAATCAATATCATATACAGTTTCAAAAATTTGTCCAGCACCTTGTGCTTGAGACCCTCTTCTAAGTATACCACAGTATCTCAAATCTTCTTTATCCCCAAAAGCCGGAACTGTAATAGAAAAATCAACTAAAGCCACTGAAGGTCTTTGACCCGGAATTTTTAATCCGTAAGTTCTAGCGATATTATAAATTGATGATTTTTGTTGAGCGTATTGTAATACAGTTTCTTGTATACTTCTATCAATATTGAACTGTAAATTATCAGTTACCGCAGCGTTTAAATCTAAAAGTGCTGAGAAAATAGATGCATCATTGAAATTATCAATTAATTCAGGGTAATAAGTTCTTGTAAAATTTATTAACTCTGTTCTGATTTGTTGAAAATCTCTGGTTGTATACGAAATTTTTTTGTTAGCCATATACTATTAAATATTAATTATTATAAAATCACTCGAGCCGAAAACTGTATTATTAACCACATAATCTATTTTGATTTTAGCAGTGTGTTCTAACTGTGAAATTCCAGGAACTCTATATTCTCTCTCATCATTATCATTTACTGTTGTACCTTTATTTTCCAAACCTTGTGACGCATCTTTTATTTCAATATTTGTAATGGTAATATTTGGTAAATACATTTCAACAGAATCACGTATTTCAGACTCAATATCACTAAAAGTAGGTCCGTCTAAAGGTTCAAAAATAAATTCGTAAAGTCTAGTACCAAAATCAGGTAAATAATATCTTGAACCCTTTCGAGTTAAAATTAAGTGAATTAAACTTGACCTTATTTCTTCATCATTTGTTGCAGATAAACTTAAATAATTACCATATAAAGAATCCCTAAAAGGAAAATTAATACCGTATGTTGTTCCTTGAGCCATATCAGATAAATACCAATTAAATTAAAACTACAAGTTTTCCATTTATTTTTTTAAATTTGTTATTTTCCATATCGTATTTTAAATGTTTTAAATTTTTTAAAATTGACTCATTTATAGGATAATAAGGTAACTCATAATTAGATTTAATAAATGAATTTTCATATTTATAAAATCCAATTTTATTTTTCATTAATTTTAAAATCTTTATAAAATTTATTATAACTTTTTTTATATGATTTTTGGGTCTCATCATTTTCATCTTTTGTATACTGCCAATTCCAATATAACTTCTCATTAGGTTTAAACCCATAAAACTCATGTACTTTTTTTTGTACATCTGTAACATTTTCACCATTCCAATTCTGACCTACACATATAAAACCACTTTCAATATTTTCAACTGTGTTTTTTTCACCTAAAGTGGAATGTCTATTTTGAATCCAAGTTAATCTTTCTATTAGATTTTGATAAAACATATTAGCCTGACCCCATCTAACTGAACTAAAAAATAATACAACATCTGATTCAAAAAGTTCTTTTGAAACCTTCCATAATTCATCTGATTTATTATTTAAACTCGCCCAACATCTATGATTTCCCGATGGATTTTTTTTATCATCTTTCAATAACGACTTTAACACTCCACAACTATTACCTTCTTCTCTTGATACATTCCCCTCACAAGGAAATATCTTTAATTCTGATACATCCATGAAAACACATTTATCACCAAGTTCTTCTTTAAGATACATTGCTAAAATTTTGGACTTTGGTGTATCAATATTATTCTCATCCCAATTGAATCGGTTTGAGCAACTTAATAAAAGTACTTTTTTCTTTTTAGAAAGTTCTTTTATTGTTTCTTTTAGAGCCTTAAAACCATCCTCTTGTACCATGTTTTCCAAGAGCATCATTTTTCGTATCTTTTCAATTTCTTCTTGTATTATATTAGACATATAGATAAATACTTGTTAAAATAAAAATCCCGACCTAGCTCGGGATAACACATCGGATTTTTTAAGAAGAACATCCAAAACAATCAAAGTTACTATTTTCAGGTTTGTCTGGTAAATTCATATAACTGTAATCTACCGTTGGTGGTTCAGGAGTTGGTTTTGGTTTATTAACTTTTGAAGTATCAATTGCTAAGTGTTTTGCTCCTGTTGAAATTGCCTTTGTTCTAACATAATAACAAAGTGTTTTCAATCCTTTTTCCCACCCATAAAAATGTGATGATGAAATCTTGGACAAAGTTGGGTTACCCATATAAATATTCATTGATTGTGATTGGTCAATAAATGGTGCTCTGTCAGCCGCCATCTCAATCAAGGATTTTTGTGAAATCTCCCAAATTGTTTTATACTTTTCAATCAATCTTTCAATTCGATTAACTTTAAAATTATATCTTTTATCTTCAGGGTCCAAATAATTCAAGAAGTTAATTCCTTGTACCGACCCTTCATTCATAATGATTTCGTTTTTCAAATCTTCAGACCAAATACCAATCTTTTCAAAATCGTTAATTAAGTATTTGTTTACAATCATAATCTCCCCACCGACAACACGTCTGTTAAAGATTGCCGAGTGAGCGGGTTCTGTCATTTCATATGAACCTGTAATCTTAGCTGAAGATGCTACAGGCATTTGAGCCGTGAATAAAGAGTTACAAACACCATATTTTTTAACATTCTCTTTTAGAACATCCCAAGACCATCTTCCTGATAAATCATTGTTATTTAAACCCCACATATCAAATTGGAATACTCCTTCTGACATAGGTGAACCCTTAAAGTAAGCGTATGGTTCATATTTACCATCCATACACAATCTGTTACTTTCAGTGATTGCCGCAAAATAAATTGTTTCAAATATTTCTTTATTTAACTTACGAGCTTCTTCAGATGTAAAAATATAATCCATTAAATAGAATACGTCTGCAAGTCCTTGAGTTCCAATAGCGATTGCTCTTTGATACAATCCACCTTTACGTCCTTTCTCAGTTGAGTAGTTGTTAATGTTAACAACCTTGTTCAACGCTCTTACAACCTTACGTGTTTCTTCATATAACCCCTGAAAATCAAACTCTTTATCTTTAACGTAGTTCTTTAACACCATAGATGATAAAGTACAGATTGCAGTTGTGTCTTCATCAGTATACTGATAAATTTCATTACAAAGATTTGATTGTTTGATAACGCCAATATTCTGATGGTTTGTCTTTTTGTTCGCACTATCTTTAGAACATAGATATGGAACACCTGTTTCAATTTGTGATTCAATAATCTTATTCCAAATTTCTTGAGCCTTAACTTTTTTACCAAGACCCATGTTTACCGCCAACTTATAATTTTCTTCATACTCGTTACCATAACTTTCTTGTAACGGTTTGATACCAGCCTTTTTAATGTCATTAGGACAAAACAAATACCAATCATCATTATCCTTAACCGCTCTCATAAAGTTGTCGGGAATCCAAAGTGCTGTAAACAAATCACGAGCTCTCAATTCTTCAGCACCTGTGTTCTTTTTAATCTCCAATAAATCCATGATATCTTTATGCCAAGGTTCCAAGTAGATTGCCGCAGAACCAGGTCTACGTCCTTGTTGATTAAAGAAACGAAGTGATTCGTTAACAATCTTCAAATACTTTAAAAGTCCACCAGCATATCCACCCGAAGATGAAATACGACTCTCTTTACTACGAATGTTAGACATTGATAGTCCGATACCCGCAGCGTCCGATGAGTACGTTGAGATGTCTCTCATAGTGTTCAGTAATCCCTCACGAGAATCTGAATCATTATAATGAAGTACACAAGACGCTAATTGCGGTGTTTTAGTTCCAGCGTTAATCATAATTGGTGTTGCCGGTGAAATTCTTTGATTTGATAACGCTTGATAATACTCAACCGCCTCTTCAAATGTATTAGTAACCCAAAGAGCAACTCTCATATACATATGTTGAGGACGTTCAACTACTATACCATCCGATAACTTCAAAAGATACATCTCAGCAAGTGACCTCCAAGCAAAATAATCAAAGTTATAATCATTATCATGATTAATAACATCATCAATGTTAGAAGGTCCGTATGACTCAATGGTTTCCATTAATTTATCATTGATAATTCCTTCATCATGTAACAAATGCATAGTATTTGAGAAACTTGGGTCAGTTTCTTTATGATAAGATGAAATAGCAACTGATGAAGCCAATCTTGAGTAATCATGATGACTACCTGTAAATGCTGCCGCAATTTCATAGATTAACTTATCTAATTCTTTTGTTGTAATAATACCTTCAGTTGGTACTGAAGTGATAACTTTAATAAAGATTTCATCGGAGTTGACACTCAACCCTTTTGAAGCTCTTTTAATACGGTTATAAATTTTCTGTGGATTAAATGACGCATCATCTCCACTTCTCTTTTTAATTTTAAGTGACATCATAGTTCTATAAGAATAATAAATTAGAAATCGTCAGTAAAGGACAATGTTTCGTTCAATTTAGCTTTTTGGTATTCAACGGTTCTTGACTCGAAGAAATTACCTTTTGTTTCAACCGCAATTTGTTCCATGAACTTAAATGGTTGTTCAACATTAAATTGTTTTTTACATC